AGATAGTTTTTAACTCCATTGGATAAGCAGTTGTCGTACTCGCAATAGTTTGATCTGTGTCGTCTTGGAAACCGCCATACGGAACATAAGATGTTGACGATACCAATGCAGTAGGAGTTAATAGAATTACACTATCGTAGCCTATACGCTCATTGTAAATTGTCGTGCTAGTAGCGCCACCAGTTGCCAATGTAACGGAGCCAGTATTATTGGTCTTTCCGTCCATGATGCCTCGCACTACCTCTGCGACAGCTCGCTGATCTCCACCAAACGGAGGAAGCGTTCTAAACTGTGTCATCTCAGACCTTGAGTAACAATATCAACTTCCATCCCCACGGCAGTTTTCCACGCATTACCAACAGGTGATGCCTTTACCCTCAGATAACGACCAGGAATGCGCATAGAGGCCTTTCCTTCGTTATCTGTACTAACAGCAGCAGTGAACTCAATAGCGTCTCCTAAGAGGCTTCTATTGCAGATTGAGATGTCAGCTGTTCCATTGTCAATAATTGGCCTAACTCCGGTAATCACAGACCTGCCGTTATCAATATCGTTAGTAACAATCGAGCATTGCTTGTTAGTGCCGCCGAATGTGATGATTTTTTGTCCTTGAACGCCAGCAAACAGTGATTGACCGCCATCCCATTGACGATCATCAAGTGATACGGTCAGTGCATCAATACTTGCGCTAAATGCGTCAAGACCTTCAAGAGTTACCCCTGGAGTAATAACAATAGATATAGCATCAGCAGTAGTATCGCCATGCGACCATTTACCGAAGTCAATGCTATAGATTAAAATATTGGTATTAGCAAAGTTATCCTTAAACGACCATATAATTAGCCGCTTAACTGGGTCAACAGTGCTAGACATCTGATCTAGTTGACCTGTATTTGCAATATCAAAGAACCAACGGTCTATTTTTCCTGCGCTAATCGACTTAACTGTCTGACCATCGCACACATAGAAACCGTCTGTAGCTAAAAAGTACGTCAAACCGTTGTATTGCACCACACTACCGCTAGAAATACAGCCTAAACTGCGTGAAATAGCGTCAAATTGAAAAAACAACGGGCTACCTATATAGGACATACGGAAGATGGCTTTTTCAAGCAGCACTAATCCGTACTCACCACCCGTTAAACCTTTAATATCACCACCATCAGCGATTACCTGTGTGTCTGCCTGGCTTGTTGCGCTAGGTGTCCAGTTAGTTTCGTCGTTGATGTCAGACCAATAAACCTTGTTCTCATAATCCTCAACATTTGCAGCCACCACAAAGTCGCGCACTACTGTTACATACTTAGCAGTAGGAGCGTCAGCAGACAAATCACTGAATGTTTCACCTATTACATTTAATGTATAAGCCTGTAGCTTCTCAATGCCATTAGCTACAATCATCTCAGAGCCAAATTGCGTAACATCCCAGAATAATGTAGTTGAGTAGCCTGTCGTCGTTAAAGCGTCAAGACCTCTATCGCCACTATCGTACTTAAACAGATTAGTAGCGCCACCTGCAAACAAAGTAGATAATCCGGCAAACTTACCGGCAAATGTAGTCACTAGAGTTTGACCAGCAGCAGTGCTGTAGTCTGCTTCAGCGCCCAAAGGAGCGTAGCCAGTAGCTACAGGAATACAGTTATTTGCATCAGTCAGCGCACCTGTAATGCCAGGCTGATCTGGTAACCACTCACCAAATGCTAGTTTTGTCTTAGCCATGTATTAGTTCCAGCCGGTAAGTTAGTCCATGTATTGCTATTAGCAGAAACAATACTCCAAACATTTGAATCTTCAGTTACATCTGTCCATTCTTCACCATAAATATAGCCGATAGTAGACACAGCAGCATTCGAAGTTATGGAGCTATCGCCAGACCAAATAGCATTTGAAAAGCAAATAACTGTTGTTTCAGCTTCAATATAAGCAGTTCCGTTATAAATTACACCACCTAATGCAGTAATTTCAGCATCGCCAGTAATGCTAGCAGTACCTCCACGTACTCGTACACCGTCAGCCGTTACTGTTCCATTTGCTGTAATACTTCCAGTTCCAGAAAGGATTAATCCACCTAATCCTGATACTGTAGCAGCTCCACTAATAGCAGCAGAATCTAATCTAACCCTAGTAGGAGCCGCAGTTACATTTGCCGCACCATTTACCGTACCTGCAAAAAACATAATGCAAGTGTTAGGACTTTCCCAAATTTCACTGTCAAGCGAAAATGGCAACGCATCCAGCGTACCAAATTGGTCTAATTCTTCAAGTGAAAATGGGCCACAAATATCAGAATTTGTAGCATCGCCTACAGCGTAGCCATAATTCCAATAATCATAAGTAACATATTGTAAGCTCATTATTTAATATTTTTATTATGCAGCAGTTATAACAGCAGTCCAAGTTGTAGAGCCATCTGTATTAACATACATACGATCATTGGTTGTGGTTCCATCTGACCGCAAGTATAACGATCCTTTTGCAGCCGATAAAGTAGGCGCACCTGAACCAAAAAATACACCAAAATTTGCAGTTGATGAAAGTTTATATCCTGATCCAGCAGTACCGCCAGCAGGTATAGCTGTGCTACTAAAAATAGTTAAATTATTTCCAACTGTAATTTGTCCTGAGTTATTAATCCGCATACGCTCAGTAGGCGTACTAGCACCGTCAGCGGTTGTGCTAAATACTAACCTGCCGGGCATATCGTTAGTGCCTGGAGTGCCGTCTACTGATGCTGTAATTCTAGCTGCCTCAATAAATGCAGTTCCATCTGATGCAGAATATGAGATTATCCCAACATCATCGCCTGAAACAGCAATGGCTTGAGCGCCAATAGTATTTGTTCTTGATTTAGAAAATACTAACCTTCCAGCGCCGCTTGATGCAGAATATCTATAAATTCCTCCCGCAGACGCATTTAGTGAACTCCCAACTACTTCAAAATTTGGAGTAACTGCTGTTGATGCTGTTGCAGTTGCAATAGCAGAAGTATATCCAGCTATAACTGCACCAGTAGCATCAATAACAAACGGACTAGCATCAGGATTAGTAGAATCCTCAACTAACAACGCATTACCTGAACCTAGCTGCGTGATGCGTAATGCTGCGTTAGTGTTGTTTGTTACTGAAACAATCTGATTGGCTGTAAACGTGTTAGCTACAGTTTTTTCAGCTTTATCTGTATTAAGATTGTTAAAGTTAGCGTCAACTTCATCATGAGTTAATGGACTACCTTTGCCAGCTCTAGTGACTATTGTTGACATATTATCCCCTTATGCCAGCGCGACAGTCAGGTTACCAATCGCAATCTTAAACACATCACCAGTATCAATAGCCTTACTTACATCAAGTGGCGAGTGATACAAAAGGTTTCCAGTAGTAGATGCGTCAAGAATACCGATCCAACCTACAGTTCCCCATGATGCAGTAGCTTGTGGGAATTCGATAGCTCCTGTATTGCTTGTTGCGCCATTACTAGGAGCGCCAAAGGCAGCAGAAACGCGAGCATAAGAGCCGCCAGAGACTTCTGTTCCAGTATTAGCGTCAGTGGGATCGCTTGTATATAGACCAACGTAAACAGTCGTAGGAGCTGTGTAGCTAGTTGCGCGTAGAGTCACGTTAATTAACGCGTTCTCTAAGTAGTTAGACATTTCAGCCATAATATTTTCCTAGTTAAAAGACATGGACATTGGTTGACCGCTATATTCGCCAGAATCATCTGCGACGTTAATAGCTGCTATAGCTCTTTCGTACAACGTACCCCATGTCTGTAGTCGCACATCATTCATTAGATACGGTTCTGCCTCACCTAACGCGGCATAAAGCAAAGCGTCAGGACAGTTAGCCATAAAGACATTGCTAGGATTCGTAGAGCTTAGGAAAGCAGGTTGTGCGTAGTACAGCATTTGCAAGACATAAGCACCGTCAGGCACTGGCCCCAATTGCAACTCAGAAGCTAGCACCGTGTAACGCTTTGGCTGCCCTGATTCTGTTGAGATAGTCTTTTTATAAAACAGATTAGGCGTATCGTAAACCAGCGTGCCATTAGGATTAGCGGCAATATGAATATCGCGCATCTCTAAGTAATCACTGGGCAAACCAACAGTAGAATCACCGCCTGTAGTAGTAGCCTGGGCAATTACTAGCATTTGCCGAATACGTAGCTCTCTACGTAGGCGCTGCTCTGCCAAAGAGATAAACGTGGGGATAATGCTATCTAAGTCACTGCGAGCTAGATAGCTGGAGATGGTGCTAGTTAAGTCAGAATAGCTAGTTAGTGCCATTGTCGCCCCTCAAGGCTTTATCATCCACGTCATCCCAACTATATTCATGTGTGCCAATGTGCTTAATGTGCATTGAAAGCTCATGATCGACATAGGTATCAATACCTGCATCGCCAGCCTTTACACAGAAGAACACATCCTCACCCACAACACCTGTTGGCCCCCATCCAGCGTCAAACCACGGCGCTGTCAGTGTTTCAAATACTTTCTTACGGATCAGTACCGCACCAAATCCAACAGCAGTAACGACCTCAATACCTTCTTTGCCGCGTGAATCAACATTAGACCAATGATGCCGGATACCCTTCTCATCCTCACTCTTAACCAATAACTTAGCGGTAGGGAATGATGGTCTGCGTCTTGTCACTGCGTTAACACCAACTATATCAACCTCTCGGCTCAACATAATCGTAATCAAATCATGCGGGAATCTCATGTCGCTATCAATAAACAGAACAGCGTCACAGCCCTCTTTTAAAGCCACCTGCGCCAATTTCTCACGCTGGTCGAATATCAACGTGCCAGGCATCGTATAAAGGCTTAAACCGCCCTTACCGTCCTTGCATCTAACTGAAGCATCATGCGCACACATACGGGCAAAATCAAATGCGAACCCAGTATGAACCTCATCACGACATGGTACACAAACGCCAACTCTCATACAGTCCCCCGATAGATTTTTAAACCAGCTTGGTCAGGATGATTAAGCCAACTTCTAAATGCCTTGTCATCCATAATCGCAAATCCTCGCATGATGCCCATAGTGTTTAACTTATCAATCGCTGTAAACGGTATGGAACCAATTAAATGCAAGTCATCTGTTGCGCCTGTCCTAGCCTTATCTACCTCTTGGAGTATCTTGTTCCTAGCGAGAATATCGCTAATGTCTTGGTTAGTCTCGATGATAATACCGCCATCACCATCTGCATGAACTTTTTGATGTCGAAAGTTTGTCATTA